AACTTTTGCAGCCACTCCGTTTGAAATAGCTGAAAAATACAAAATTTCTGTATCTGGTTTTCCATCAACTTTTGCTGTTGCTAACTCGGCCAAACTTGAAGCAGAACTTACTAATTTATTAAGTAAGCGGTTTACATCGATGATCTCTTCTAAAGTAACCTGTTTAAGCCGGGCATCAGATACGGCCCCATCAATTCGAACAAAGCTACGAATTTCATCTAAAGAAATACTTGGAAAAAAATCTGTACTGCTGATTGTTATATTGGATGGTGTTGTATTA